TTTGATGCGATCCATAAGTGCGTCAGTCATTTCGTTTCTCCCACAGGGTTTTGATTTTTGCTTTGAGTGCATTGCGCCGACTCTCCGGCCAAGTCGCAATGAAATCCCGTCTTGCCTCAACTGTCCTTAATTCCATCGCATACCGCGCAGCGCTGTCTAGCATTTCCTCATTACAGGCTGCGTTGTAGGCTTCTTTGCTGTCTCTGCTTGGCAAGTAGACCTCGCCCATTCCCACTGGATCACCCACTTGCCAGCCCCTCACAGTTTGATTGGTTTGCGGGCAATGTAGGCAAACTTTCCAGCACCTAGCTTGCGCTGGTAAAGAATGCACTTGCCTTGATTGTAAAGTTCCAGCGCATCAGCCTTATGTTTGCCAGAAGCGTATTCCCCAATGTGATATACCACCTCGTCACCACGTTGCATTGAATCCAGTATGGTGTGCAAAACACCACGTTGATCTTTCACGATGTTGTATTCCATGCGCTCACTCAAAATGGGATCTCATCATCTAGATCAGCACGACTGTTAGTCTGCGATTCTTGTTCGCTGCGTTCCTTTGTTCCGCCCATAAAGGTCAAGTCTTGCACCGAAAGCGTCAGACGGCCTTTGCCTTCGTAAACATCAACGCTAGGCCTACCAGACACCACCAGCTTTGTGCCCTTAACGATGTGGCTGCTTAAGGTGTCAGCCCGCTTACCCCAAATGCTACACTGCACCCATGTGCTGTCGCGTTTGTTGCCGTTTTTGTCCTTGCCATTGTCGATAGCAATGGAAAATCCAAGCACTGGATCACCGCCTTGAGTATTTCTCAACACAGCATCTTTGCCCACGTTTCCTGCGATTATCATAGTCAGCATTTTTTTGCTCCTAGTTTGATTGCGGTGGTCACCACTTTTGTACTGACGTTAGCGAAGAACATTCCGTTCCAAGTCATTCTCCAAACAGAACCATGTTTTCCGAAACCCATGTGCTTGAACACCCATCCATCCATTTCATAGGTCATTTCAGTTTTCTCCTGTTAAGTCAGTTTTCATATACCGCGCACCAGTGATAAATGCCCCGATGGCCTCGTAAGTCTGACGCGCAGTGCCTCGCAAGGTTAGATCACGCTGTCCACCCTGCGGCCCGACCATTTGGCACAAGCGAGAACCCTGCCCGTTTATATCTAACACAAAGGTTCCAACGTTGATGGTGTGACGTCCATCCTCTCCCCTAGGCCCGTAAGGTTCTGGTTCATAGCCAAACAAATCATTAAGGGTTTCAACCCTGCTGTCTAGTTGCTTTATGGTGATGCGATTTGTCATTTTTTTCTCCAGATGATTGTTGATGGCGCCAGCCCCACAGGGCTGGTCACCTTCGTGTCAGGCGGTTTTGATCAGGTTGCGGCGGCGAAGCACCTCTTCAAATGCTTCTGTTTCTTCTTTAAGGCTCATAGAGTCGGTCATTTCCTGTGCGGCCAAAAAGTCGTTATGAACGCTGTTAAAGTCTTCTGATCCGCGCATCAGGTTAAGGACCGTAGTAAGCGCGATCAAATCTGCTTGTGCGTTAGTCATTTTGTTCTTCCTTTGTTGTTGTGCGGTTCTTGTGAGTTCACTCTACAACCAGAAAAAATGATGTAAACCGCTTTTTTGCGTTTAGCGCAACTATTTTCACTCCATGCGCTTCACCCCGAACCCAACATCCCGCATGATTTCCGCAGCGCGATCCGCGGTCAGTCGCTCCCGTGGTTCTGGCTTATGCTCTATGCCACGCTGCTTCATTTCCAGCACCTTACAGGCCGATGCCACGCCATCCATCTCAACCCTACACCGAGCCACGATGTCGCCCTCTAGCGGACGTTTCCTGCGATCTGCGTTAGCATCAGACTTCCACCAGCGCACAGCCCTTTCAATGGCCCACTGTGGAAAATCCCGCAGGGCGTTAAACCAATCTTCTGCTTCCATCTTACGAACAGCCTGTGGAATGTCTTTTTCGTAATATGGGCTCAGGAGTGCAGCAACCCTAGCAAGCATCCACACCCCATCCGCTGGCGTCATCAGGGTCTGTTGTATCCGCTTCACTGTTTCTTTTTCTGGCAACGATGTCTGCTGCAGCTGAGGCAAACGCCGCAGCCATGCCAGACCTTTGTCCACTTTTTCCTCGGTCAGCGGTTCTATATTTCCGCGCATTGCCAAGCCATGTGCGCCAGGCGGCGTCCCAGTCTCTAAAGCGGTTTTGCTTAGAGCGGTGGAAGTTTCCAAATCGGTCTGCTTCATTTTCGATCTCCTGTGCTGAGAAACCGCGATCTATCGCGTCTTGAACATTTCTATTGCTTGGTATCCACCCTTCTGGCAGATCAATCTCAGGCTTGCGTTGCTTGGGTGCTTTTGCACCTCTTACTTCATCTGGTTTAATATCTGTGTTTATAACAGGTATAGGTTTGCCCTCAGTGGCAACTTCATTTGCCTTGTAGGGCAAATGGGCTTGTCCTGATGGGCAAAACCATTTCGTCCTATCATATGCAGATTTGTTATATGCCCCTGACAGGATCATGCCGTCAGCCTCAAGCCGCTCCAGCGATGTCCTGATCTGTTTTGGTGTCATGTATGGGAAAAGTTCAGACCATGCCCTGACACTGTTATATGTCCAGCTATGACCATCATGCTGATTGTGACCATTGGCTGCGTTCTTAGCGCACCACCATACGATATTTTGGTAAAGCACAGCAGCATGGATGCCAACCCTCTGCGCTATGTCTGGATCGAAGCTATGCATTTCGGCACTCCTTGGGTTGTGGAGACGCCAATCGTGATGTAGAACACGATCAGCGCATCTGGTTCATGCGCTTGCCGACCTCGGCGGACTTCTCCCCCGCTGCGGCATACTTAGGGCAGGTTGAGCGTTCTAGCGCTCCCTGCCCATTTTTCTTACACCTCATAGAAAAATGAATACAGCGTTTTCTATGTCACCCGCAAATTCAGGCCCATTGCGATGGCGACCGCATATCGCACCTCAAAGTCCCTCGTCCAGACGCCTTTGGCATCTTCAAGCACCTCGATGCCATTCTCGACATAGGCAAAGTCCACTGTTAGTCTCATCTTGCGACCTGTGCGCGTGTACATAGGTCTGTACTGACCGATGAGGTCGATCTTGACCTGTCGGCGCAGATCGGTGATCTCCCCGGCGCGTTCCAGCAACTGTAGTTCCATGTAACGCTGGGCTTCCTTTTTGCTATCAAAGGTGACCTCGCCCACCTGAGTTTTCTTTGCGCCATATTTGTTGCGCGTCTTACGAGCAAAGCTTGGTTGTATCTTCATGCCATCCATCCGCTGAAACGATTTGGCGGGTGGCGAACTCCACCAGCTTGCGTGACAGCCTATCTGGCACAACCGAGCCAGACAACCACCTTGATAGTTGGCTGTTTGTAACGCCGATATAGGCTGCAAACTCTTTTTTCTTCATGCCCTCAGCTTTGATGTGCTGGGCTAGTGCGATGCGTGATGATGTGTTTTCCATGTAGGCATTTTGCACACTTTTGCGCCAGATGCAAATATGTGTTTACAACGTCAAACAAGCGCGTTACAAGAAAATTGCAAGGATAGGAGAAAAAGCCATGCAAGCATACTACAAAGGGGAAGAAATCAAAGTGCGTTTTGTCGCAGACAGTGTTCGCACAGACTTCGGTGTTCCGAACTCGCCTGTCTGGGAAGAAGTGGACATGAACACTGTGGAAGTCGCCGAACTGCACATCTTGGATATGCCGTTCAACATCAAAGAACTGCCTAAAGCGTTGCAGGACGCCATCCTGTCATTGTGGAATGAAGTGGAGTTTTTCTAATGCGTTGGATCGAAGATGCAGTCGGGGCTGTGATGCTTTTTGGGATTGGCTACGGCTTGTGGTTCTTGGCTTATGGGATGGGGTTCTAAGATGACCGAACACAAAAACATCTACATGGCTTTGTGCGCCGCACAGGCTGGCATGGGAAAGGTTGTGAAGGGCGCAACCAACCCTGCCTTTAAATCAAAATACGCGGATCTGGCCGATGTAGTTTCGGTCGCCGTCCCCGCGCTAACCGAGCAGGGCGTTGCCATGTTTCATTATATGCTGCGCGATGAACACGGCGCGGTGATGCGCACGACTTTAGTGCATGGTGCCAGCGGCACTGAGATTTCATGCGATGTGCCGTTGATAATCAACAAAAACGACATGCAGGGTATGAAAAGCGCCACGACCTATGCAAAGCGAATCGGCCTTGAAAGTTTGACAGGCATCGCCCCGGAAGATGATGATGGCAACGCAGCTGCGAAAGCCGCGCCCAAGGCCGAGGCAATCCGCCTGATCGGCGCAGAGCAGTTTCAGGAAATCAACGAACTGATCTTTGACACCGAAACCGACGAGGTAAAGTTCTGCGCTTACTGGAAAGTAAAGACGCTTGAAGACCTGACCGAGAAACAGGGCGTCGATGCAATCGCCATGCTCAAGAAAAAAGCAGCACAAGCGGGGGTGGCAAATGGAACAGCGCAGTGACTAGACATTACCCATGTTGCGGTTTATACCTAGGCTTGAACCGCAACATGGGTGACAAAATGCTGACGTTTCTTTCATACACCAAAAATAAAACCGCCGATGGGCATAAGATTGCTGCGTTTAGATGTGGATGCGGCACGGTCCAAGATTTTCCGGCGACTAGAGTAAAAAATGGGTATGTCAATTTTTGCAAACAGTGTTCTGCAAACATTGTTGCCGAAAAAGTAAAAACCCACGGCATGAAATATTCTGCCGAATATACAACTTGGTCTGGATTAAAAAATAGGTGCAAAAACACCACCTCAAAAGACTATCACAGATATGGTGGGTCAGGGATTTTGATGTGTGATGAGTGGGCAAACAGCTTCTCTAGTTTTTTTGCCTATCTTGGGAAGAAGCCCTCAAGCAAACATTCCGTGGATCGGATCGACAATAACAAAGGATATGAGCCGGGGAATGTAAGATGGGCAACACCAACAGAGCAGGCCCAAAATAAAAAGAATACGACATACGTCACTGATGGGAAAAATGTCTATCGAATAAATGAAGTAGCTAAACTTCTTAATATAACCCGTGGGGCAGCCCACCTAAGACTGAAAAGAGGGAAATTAGATGGATTTACAGCGCACACCAGAGTGGAGAGCTGATCGGCTTGGCATGGTCACAGCATCTCGCACCGCCGATGTGATGGCGGCCACTAAGACGGGCTATAGCGCCAGCCGTGCAAACTATATGGCGCAGCTTATCACCGAGAGGCTAACGCAGACGCCCACAGAGGGCTTTTCTAGCACCGCTATGCAGTGGGGAACGGATACGGAGCCACGAGCCCGCATGGCT